GAAGTTAAAAGCTGTGCATTGAAACTGGGGTTCCGTTGTGGCGGTTCCGACATATGTCCAACCAGCGTTGCTTGTGGCCCCTCCGGTTGGGCTTACGGTCGGATTGCTGACTGCCGCCGTATATCCAAGTCCGTTGTACTGAACCGGATCAGATGAAGAGTATGTCGTTACTACATTCTGAACTGGCACTACAACTCCGTCATCGTATGCAGATGTGAGCGTGGTTCCTCCAGAGTAGTATTGATATGTTGATGTGAACTGGATCAGTGGGTCAAAGTGCTGAACGGTTCCAATGACCTTTGGAAGGACTCTTCCCTGAGTGAATGTGGCCGCATTGTCGATATCCGCTGAAGCGTTAAGCCAGTTTGTATCTGGGATCTCTGTTTTGAGCTGAAATCTGCATGACATTCTTCCAAGCTCAACCATCACGCCGATACATGAAAAAAGAACTGAATCATCGAATGTTGACTTGATGAGGAACTTCCAGCGCTTCGTCTTGTCTGTGAGGTTAAATCTGGTCATCGGTATAAATTCTCCAACGTCCAGAATTCCCCTGAGTTTGTCAGTCTTGATGCTGATCGTTGAATCTTCAAGCCTTGCCCAGGATCTGTTGAGTCTCCAGACAACGTCTCCAATGTCGGTCACTGCCGGATACCAAAAAACATCAAGTCCAGTGCTCGTTGTTTTGCTCTGTTGCGCTGGGTCTGAATAGTATTCGACTTTCTCAAGCACAACATTTGATCCCGCGCTTTTCGTTGTGAGTGAAGCCCCACTGACCACAAGCGAAGCTCCCCCAGAAGCGACAGAAACCACTCTGCGCTCCGTGTTGTTTGAATCGGCTTTGATTCTGATTCTATCCCCTGCCCTGAACTCTTCAAGTCCAGATCCTGAGTCGCTGATTGTTGTCCCGGAGAAAGAAAACGTGGTTCCTGAAAGCGCTATCTGTACAACTTCTGCGTAAATCATGACTGAAGCCTCCTTTGACGATCAAGTTCTCGATTGATCTTTTCGCCGTTCAAGGTGACCAGTGGTGCTACTGGATTCTGAAGCAGGTCAATCAAAGTTTCGAGCATTGCCTCCATTCTTCCCGAATACGCTTGCATTTGGCCCCTGGGAGAAGAAGAAACCCCGTAGCTTTCAGACATTCCGGAGGATCGCATCATCGAACGGACTTCTGGAGCATCATCAGCTCGAATGACCATTTCGCCCTGATGAAGCATTGCGGGCTGTGTTGGGCTGTTGATGTTCCATGCACCAGTCGCAAGCGGTTTAACCTGTTGCGCTGTGTAGCTGATATATCCACTTCCGTAATGAGTTCCAGTTCCTCCAATGTCCTGGTATGTGATTGTTGCAGTGTTTCCGTTTACTGTATGCGAAACATACTGCCTTTCTGTGGCATGAATGTTAGACGGGAAACCCAGGGGAATAGTCTCAGATGATCCGTCAGAGTAGTCAGCAACCAATGAAACTCTGCCGAAAAGAGACGAAACTGTCCTAAATCCAACAAAGTTTTTCGTTTGTTGTGTCGGCGCCGGAGTTACCGGAGCCTGCGCACCAGGTGCTGCCGTACCGCCAGTCCCGCCGCTTTGAACATTGGTCAAAACTTCTGCAAATCTGCTTTCCATATATGCAGCGGTTTGACTTATGTTACTTTGAAGCCCCTTGAGGTATGATGTCGCATTTATAAAAGATCCGGCATTGTCGAGCTGCTGATTAAGCTTTGCAGAACCACTCGATGCAACACTTGAAGCATCAGCAATGTTTGCGATCTGGTTTGCTGACTGATTTGCGTCGATTGCTGCAGTTGCTGACTGCATAGCTACTGAATTAAGGGCGTCAGAGAATCCGCCACTTCCTGCAAGATTTTCTTGTAGAGACTGCATCTTTGAGGTTGTGCTGGCTGCCGCTGCCCTAAGTCCAGAGCTGTCCGAAGTCCCAAGCTGAGAAGATAAGCTCGAAACTTCAAGTCTTCCATAGTTTGAGGACCATTTCAGATCGTCAATCGATCTGGAAAGTCCTGAAGAGTCAGTTTTAAGTCCGATTTGAGAATTCGCTCCTAATGCCGATCCCTTCAGGGACAAAAGGCTTGTGCTTAAATTTGATAGATTTGTGTCGACTGTGCCGGTGTCGATTCCTTCAAACTTTCCCACGAGCTTTGTGGCCAGATCTTCCGTTTGTGCAAGGACTGTACTTTTCACAACCTGGTACGGGTCCCCAGACTTGTAAACATCCTGGGCTTCAGCCAGATACTGCTCTGCTGTGCTTCTGAAATTTGCAATGATGGATTGATCCGCTTCTGTGATTTCAGTCCAATCAATCCCTGCCAGGGCCTCAGAAACAGCAATGAATTTCTGCTCGACCAGACTAAATTTTTCAACAGGAAGAAGGCCGCCGATGTCATTTAATGCTATTTCTTCGTAAAAGTTAAGGGTGTCCTGCAGGATTGATTTAACGCTTTTTGCGGATTCTATTTCATTTGATTTGTTCTGCTCAGAAAGCCTATCGATCTGTTTTTGAATTGCGAAAACATCCTGAGATAGCTCAAGGCGCCTTTCCAGATCCTCATCAGAAAGATCTGCAAGCTCTCTGTTTTTTTCAATCAGGCGATCCTGGTACGCCTCAAGCTGTTCGTTTACAGATTTCTGGCCAAGAATGTAGTCCTCAATCTGGTCGCCGAGATTCAAAAATCCAGTGTAAAGGCTCTGGATCTGCCTGTTTGCGGCGTTGACTATTCCAGTGTTCTGGGCTTGTGGCATTTGCGGCTGTTGTGTCAGCTGTTGCTGCTGTGTCTGAGATCCTGATGACCACGCCCCAAAACCAAATCCAAGCGCAGAGTTTGGCACTGTTAGGGTAAAGTCTGTTTCACTCCAGCGCTGAAAATCCATGTCATCAAAAACTCTGCCGCTGATATTTCCGAGCCTTGAAGTTTTTTCTGTTGTTTTACCAACCTCATCAGCCACAAGGCGATATCTATTTGCAAGTCCTTCAAGTGCATCAGATTCTGCCCTGATCTGTGAAACAGTGTCGCCTGAAGTATTGATTTGCTCGATCTGAGCATCAGTCATGGATTCAATGGCCTGAGTCACAGCCTGTATTGGGTTTTGTGCGGCCAGAAGTTCAACTGAAACTTCCTCGGTCTTTTTTGCGACAGAATCAGCAGAAGATGCTGCCTGAGTCATGGCTTTTGACTCATTCTCGATTGATTTTCTACTACCTTCTCCGACAGAAAGCAGTTCACGCCTTTTGCCGATGATCCCATCAAAGGCATCAAGCATGTGACTGAGGCCGTCGGTCAGGCTTTCGGTGGATTTTTTGCTGATCCTGTCCATGTCGTCGAGCGCAAAGGAAAGTGCTTCAATGTCACCTGAAAGCGCAAGAATTGCAGCAGCACCACCAGCTGCCAGATATTCCATGCGCAGGGCTGCCGTCTGCGCAATCGTTCCAAGGCCAGTTATGACTATTGTTGCTGCGTCAACAGACTTTTCTACTCCAGAAAGCGCAACAGAAAGGGCTCCAGAATTTGATGTCAGGCCAGCGAAGTATTCAACCAGATTTGCAACAGAAGCCCCAACAGCGATAAACCCTTCATTGTTTGATCTGATCATGTTTGTGAGGTTTAGGAAGATCTGAGTCAGATCGTCTGCCGACTGATTGAAAATGTCGAGTTGGACTGACTCTATTGAACTTGATAGGTTCTTCATTGCCCCATCAAAAGTCTGCCCCATCATCGTAGCAGCCCGTTCTGCTGATCCAGTGGATTTCTCAAGGCGGTCGATAAGTTTGTCAACAGCTTCAATTCCTCCGCCCGTCTGAAGTGCAAGAAGCGAACGGCCAGCCTCTTCACCGAAAATCTTCATGATCTGTGCCGATGTGGCCCCGGCTCTTTCAAGATCGCGGAATGTTTCAATCAGGCTGTTGCCTGTCTGGACATTCAGCTCTTGCATCGTCTTGGAGACTTCTTTGGTTGGATTCAGAAGCCTTGACATGGCCCCGGCCAGTGACGTTCCTGCCTGTGAGCCCTGGATCCCCGCATTTCCGAGAGCGCCGATCAAAGCTGAAAGCTCTTCGATACTCACTCCGGTGGCAGCTGCTACAGGCGCGGCATATTTCAGCGATTCTGCCATTTGATCGATGTTGACATTTGCGCCTGTTGTGGTTGAAATCAAAACATCGTTGACGCGCCCAAGCTCAGAGACTTTAAGACCCATAGCGGTCATTGCGTTTGATGCAATATCAGCTGCCCGGCCAAGCTCGACCCCAGATGCAGCTGCAAGCTGGAGAACGCTGGGAAGCGCTTTAATAGATTCTGAAGACTTGAATCCAGCCATTGAAAGAAACTCAAGACCTTCCGCAGCTTCAGTCGCAGAAAACTTTGTAGTTGCCCCCATTTTTCTCGCGGCAGACTCAAGCTTTTGAAACTCTGAAGCGTTTGACTGAGAGACGGCCTGAACCCTTTTCATGGTTGATTCAAATGAAGCACCAGCCTGTATTGTGCTTTGCATTGCAGAAACGCTGAGCTGTATCGCCTTTGTGAACGCTTGAACTGCAATCTGGCCCGTCCCGACAGCGGCCGCCATTTGACCAAAAGACTGCTTTCCTGTAGTGCCAACCTGCCTTTGTCTGCGGTTGATTTCGTCAAGCTGCCTTTCGACACGCTTCCCGCCAGATTCCGCCTGGCGTGGATCAATTCCAATTCCAAGGACTGCAAAATCAGCCATTTTTAGACCTCGCTTTTTCTGCCTGCACTTGGCGATAAGTGTTTTCGATCATTGATACGGCCCCTCGTATGAATTGATCAAACTTGAACCCATGATCAGGTGCAAGCTCTTTTAGCGTTTCGATTCTGATTTTTCCTGCGCAGTCCCACCGTTGACAGTCTGCCCAAAGACCAAAAATCATCCACGAAAAGCCATCCATCTTTGACTCTGCCTCTCTCAAGTTTTTCAGCTCTTCGGGCGGTTGCTTTCCGAGCAATTTAAGCTGATGCTCTGCGCTCTTGATGTGTTCCATTCTGTCAGCAACCGCAAAATGAGCCCGACAGAACTCAATTAGTTTCCCAGATCAAAGTCGCCTGTAATTGCAGATTCAAAAGTAGACTTGTTGAATGCTGCGAATAGAACAGACTCCCGGAAAGCCTCAGAAACATCCAGAAGCTTGCGACATGCTTTTTTGCTGTATTTGACCTCTTTCAGGTTTCCTTGCTTGTCTACTCCAAAGTGCAAATTTTTCCATCCCGTGATGATGTGCTCGGCAATCAGGTCCCTTGTTGTTTCGTCGTTGATTGTTTTGTCTCTGATGTGTTTAGCGATACCGGCCTGGTATTCCGGGCTTTTGAACGGATTGACAACATTAATTTCTGTATCCTGAATGTTGATCGTCGCTTCTGTGTTGTAGTTTTTTGCAAAGTCCATTTTTTCCTCACATGAAAAAGGGGCGAGATTTTCACCCCACCCCTTAAGTTTAGCACTTGTAGTTACGCTTCAAGGGCGTGAACAATCAAGGAAGCCTCTGTTGTAGTGTCTTTGATTCCTTTGAATGGGATGTTTTGCACAATGCTGTTCTGGTCTGCGACTTTCGCAAGCTCTTTGTCGCCTTCTGCCTTTGGAACCTGAAATGCAACACAATTCCCGTCCGTGTCTCGACAATAAAAGTTGATAGAAAAGGTTGTGCCGCTTCGGATCTTATCCAGAGTGCTCAAAAGGTTTGAACTCAAGTATGGTGTCATTGTTCCGGTCACAAGACGATCGCCAGCCGAGAATCCAATAGCATCCTCATTTCCGATGCAGTTTCTTGACTGAAGGCTCGAAGTGTAATTCAGAGTGAAAGATGTCACGCATTCTTGACCAGAGTCAAAAACAATTGTTGAAAGAATCGACTCCATTTTTTTCTCATCACCAAGAACTGTACCAGGGCGAGTCATATATAGCTTTGTGTCGTTTGCGAGATCGTCTTTGAGGGATGGGTCGATTGTAATACTCGATCCAGAACCGGTTGTAACAGTGTAGACAGTAGCTGTGTCGTCATCTGCAAAGCAGACCTGGTCGCCGGTCGTTGGATTTGTCGATCCGTCAGCGATTGAGATTGTTGTATCTCCTGTCGTATGTGCCCCGTCTACTGTCCACCCAGAAGGCCCGATCATGCCATCATCATGAAGCGTGTCAGAGATTCCCATCATATTTGTATTAAAGTCGATTGCGCCACCTGGCTGCGAAGAAACGCTAAACTCTCCTGCCCTTTGCCCGCTGATGCGAACGATTGAGCTGTCTTTGTTGAGTTCAAGGAATCGCTTTTCAACAGTGAATGAAACAATGTCTTTCCCGCCTGCTTTGACGTATCTTTCATCGACTTCAGCAGAAACCCCTGTTTCAGTTGTGAAGTCAGTTACGGTTTCTTTTGATCCGAAGATTTTCGCAACAGAAAGAACTCCAGTAGATGAGTTTACGGCTGTGATTCTATGAACTCCTGCGTTTGCCGATGCAACAGATCCACCGAATTTCACAAGGCCGTCGACAATCATTCCAGAGATAGATACCGATCCCGAAAATTTAACCTCAGCTGTTGTTCCGGATGCTGTAATGTTGACAGTGTCATCGTATGAGTTTTCAGTAAAGTCTGACCTGCGAAGTGCTGATCTCAAAAAGGGATCTGCAACACCCTGTGCCAGCTGCGTCTGAAACCCGCCAGAAACAGAATTAAGTCCTCTGATCGTGGAGCTTTTTTGCCCGTCGCTGGAAATGTCTGTATCGAATTCTGTTGGCCTCGCAGCGTCGAAACTGTCAGTTCCATAGCGAAGCTTGTATACCGTTCCTGATGTCGGGGTTACGTTCTCTAAGGCTTCTTCAACAAAAACAATTTCCGTTTGTGAGCCCTGTGCAATTACATTTTTGGACATGTCATCACCTACCTATGCACCCTCCAGGGTACAGAAACAGTTAAAACAAATTTGTTCTCGACCTCGCCTACGACGTTCATCTGCGCGGCATCGGTCACAATGTCAGAAAATTTCTTGTTTTCAAATGCAGCGACAATCGCATCAGCATATCCAAATCCAGATCCAGATCCAGAGTTTGTTGGGCCAATGATCCTGATATTCATCAGGCCCTGAGAAAGGATCGCGCAATTCCTTCCGATCTCAATATCGGTAGAAACTGACGGGAGAATGTTTATCGCAAAATACCAGCCAGAAACGCTGTTTAGCGTCGTATTTTCCCAATGAACTCGAATCGCAGGATAGGCTGAGTTCTTCCAGGTTGAAAACTGGCTTTCAAGCTCTGCTTTCACCTCAAGAAAGTTCATTCTGAGCCGCCTTTGTGATTTCATTGATTCTGTCGGTTGCAAACTGAACAGATCTAGTTAGCATGTAATCGCCTGGCGTCGAAGCTGTTCCGTATTCTCTGTGGGTTGCGTACTCTGCGCTGTTCGCAAACCAAATCACGCCGCCCTGGTATTTGCCGATTGCGCTTGTTGCTGCTGATGTCGCCCTGTTTTTGACTTCTGATTCATTTGCTCCGCTTTGGCCAGTCGGAACGGCAGAGAAAGACGGCTGTGGCGTTTCGCTGATCTGCCAGGCTTGCGCAAGTCTTCCGGTATCGACCCTGGTAAACAAAATCGTCTGTCTTGAAATTGTTAGCATTGCTTGTGCTGCCATCACCTCAGGGGCCCTTCTGGTTTTCTTTGCAAAGTCTTCAAGGGCTTTCTGGAATTGCATTGTGTTTGTGACTTCAAGCATTTCCGATACCCCGGCAGTGAAGCTTCTGAATGACAGTTCCTTTTTTTGCGACTGGCATCACGCGGATAACGTCATAAGCATCAGATCCGATTGTGACTTTTGCGCTTGGGCTGATTTCTTGACTGAGGTTTTTATTGGAGACGATGATTTCAACATCTCCGGCCTGGACCTCGCCTGCAATCTCATGCTGATTATAGTCGCGTCGATAAACAGGAGTCGCAATCGATACGGTATACCCCATCACGTTTGTTCCAGTGGCTGAATCATAGGTGCTTGTGGGGCCGTCCTGAATCAGGCCGGACTGGTCTACAAACTCTGAGAAAGTTTCCTGCATGAGCTTGTCTCGCAGGCTTTCAAAGCTACTCAAAAGACTCATGATAAAACCATCCTGAGACTTCCAGATCCAGATTGTTCCACAAGTGGAAATTTGATCAGTTGATCAATGCGAGTCCTGATGGGTAATGCACTTGAAACTCCGTAGTCTCTGTACTCAATTTCTCCCAGGCCATCAAGTTTTTCTTTTGTTGCTGCTGGCCCCTGATCGGCAGTGATGTCAGTTCCTGACGCGAAGAAGTTCGCCGCTTCGATCTGCGCATTTTTTACCGCCTTCGGAATTGCATCACTTGCCAGCAAAGATCCGTCTGCCTTGTAAACGCCAGACCTCGGCCAAGAAAGGGCCTGATCAGCTTCTGCGGGAACCCCTCGCCAGAGGTCCCCATAGAAGCCGTCAAGGTACTGGGCAGCTTTGTTCAGATACTGCTTTTTCAGATCATCACTAGAGAGTGCCAACCAGTCAGAAAGAGAATAGTTCTCTGCGTACTGATCAGCCTCTGCAATTGATGCGTAGGATGTTGAATCCTCACCTGAAATTGTTGTATCGAACTCTACTGCCACGTTTTATTCCTTAGCCTTGCCGGTAACGACCTCAACAGGAAAGAACTCTTGAACTCCCGCCGCCGGGTTGTGTGGGTCAACGCATCGAATCACAACGCCAAGGCGCTTCATAGAATCTTCAGTAAATAGCTTTCCGATCGACTCTGGAACTTCATATTCATCACGATTCCTGAAGTCAAAGGAATAAGCTTTTGGCTGCTTGCCAGAGCAAACAACTAAATATCGATCCTGGCGATTGCCTTCGACTGGCGGCATTTTCCGCCAGTCTTTGAACTCTTCTTTGAGTCTGATTTTTACTGTTTTTTCTTTGCTCATGGATTACTCCGTAAAGGTCAGAACTCTTGACGCTGTTGTACTG